ATGAAGGAGATAGAGCTTGATTTTGACAAACTTACCGGAGCCGATTTGATTTCAGCATCTCGAGAATCGGGGCTGCTTGGCGATAACGCCCTTGTGCCTGAGCTTTCCAAACAATATTTGGCTGTAGTTGCTGCTAAAGCTTCAGGACTTAATGTAGACGACATAATGAAACTATCCGCTAAGGATTTCACGGCAGTTACTTTAACTGTACAAAATTTTTTGCTGTAAATGGCCTGGAAACCGGAGCGATTATGGAGATATCCGTATCTCTATCTATGGCTACTTATACGCCTGTAAACTTTTGGATTTCAATGCCATTAAACGAATTGACAGCATGGGCCGAAAAGGTTGCGAAAATTGTGAAGAGAGGGGGCGGCAGGAATGGCAACTACCTATGAAATAGCTGTAAAAATTGCAGGCAAACTTGAATCTACATTCAGTCAATCTTTCATGTCTGCCGCTACAACCCTTCAGAAACACCAGGATAAAATTACAGGTGTCAAGAAAAGCCTTAAGGAGCTTGAAGAAGCCCATAAGCAGGGCAAAATATCTGCTGAAGAGTATGCCGCTTCATACACGAAGCTTACAGCCGAGCTCGAAAAGGCCAAGGCAGCCCAGGAAGGTCTTGCCAAAGCTGTCAATTTCCAGAGAAGTATGGAAGAGAAGGCATCCGCTGCCAGGGGTAAATTATTGCGATCGACTGCCCTTATGACTGCTGCCCTTGCAGGTCCGGTCGTTGCCGCTATGAACTTTGAGTCGGCAATGGCTGATGTCCGTAAAGTTGTCGACTTTGAAACGCCGCAGCAATTCAAAGAAATGAGCAAAGATATATTAGATCTGTCAAAGCGCATTCCAATGGCGGCAAAAGGTCTGGCAGATATAGTTGCTGCTGCAGGCCAGTCGGGAATTGCACGGGAAGATCTGATAAGTTTTGCGGAAGACGCAGCTAAGATGGCAATTGCCTTTGACATCTCTGCAGAAGAAGCCGGAACGATGATGGCGCAGTGGCGGGTGGCATTTAAGATGCCGCAAAAGGAAGTAATAAGGCTTGCCGATCAGGTTAACTTTCTTTCAAATAATGTAAATGCTACTGCACCACAGATTTCGAGCATATTAACCAGGATAGGGCCTCTTGGTAAAATTGCAGGGGTTTCTGCAGCCGATGTAGCCGCTTTGGGAGCTACCGTAAAGGCTGCAGGAATTGAGTCGGAAGTAGCGGCCACCGGACTCAAAAACTTTATATTGCGGTTGTCCTCAGGGGCTAGTGCTACAAATAAACAAAAAGAAGCATTTAAATCGCTCGGGCTATCTGCAGCAGAAATGTCAAAACTGATGCAGAAAGACGCCAGACAAGCCATTATAACTGTGTTAAAGGCATTGCAAAAAGTTCCTGAACATGCTCAGACAGCTATTCTTACAGAGATTTTTGGTAGAGAAAGCGTTTCGGCCATTGCACCTTTAATTACAAACTTAGGCGAGCTTGAAAAGAATTTCAAGCTGGTTAGCGACGCTTCGCAATATGCTGGCAGCATGGAAAGGGAATATGAAGAACGGTCCAAGACAGCAGCCAATGCATTACGGCTCATGACCAACAGCATAAATGCTCTTGCCATCAGTTTAGGCGATGTTCTCCTCCCGCCCTTGGCCGATGCCGCTAACAGCATAGCGAACGTAGCAAACAAGATTGCGAAATGGGCTGATGCGCATCCCAAGCTTACAAAGGTAATTGTTCTAGGTACAGCCGGACTACTGGCCTTTAGGGTGGCTATGGCTGCTGCAGAGTTTGCAATATTTTCAACTATAAGCAAGCTTGCTAAGCTCTATGTATTTCTTGTACAGCACAATGTAATAAGCTATGCTGCCGCTATTGCCACTAAGGCTTGGGCTGCGGCCCAATGGTTGCTCAATGCCGCAATGTCAGCCAATCCTGTTGCGCTTTTGGTAATAGCGATATCAGGTCTTGTGGCTGCCCTTGTCATACTCTATAAGAAAAGCGAGACGGTGCGCAATGCAATGAACGCGCTGTGGGGGGTTATTGCCGCTGGCGCCACATCAGTGTTCCAGGCCGTCACAAACGCCCTTAACTGGGTGATAGACAAGGTCAACTGGTTCATCGACAAGCTAAACAAGATAAAACTCCCTAGCTGGCTACCAATGATCGGGGGCAAGGGCGTAAACATCCAGATGATCGAGCAGATCAAGGCTCCGGCAGCAGCTCCTGCACCTGTGCCAGGACACGCCGAGGGTGGCATATTCTCAACCCCGCATGTGGCTATGGTGGCAGAAAAAGGTCCGGAAGCGATATTGCCGTTAGACCGATTGTTGGGTGTCATCAGGGAAAGCAGGGCAGGGACTATAGCCCCGTCAGTCAACATTACCTATTCGCCTGCATCGCCTGTGATAAACATTTACGAGCAAGGCGGGGTTAACCCGGAGCAAATTAGGAGCGAAGTGCTTAGAGCCGAAAGGAAAGCCCAGGAAGAGTTCGAGGCCAGACTCAAGGCCTTCCTGGCACAACAGGGGAGATTGAGCTATGCGTAAATATACAACAATGCAGGGAGACACATGGGATTACATTGCTTATAAGGTTTATGGCGAGCAGCCAGGTGCGGAATTATATATGCATACACTGCTGGATGCCAATCCTGCATATTTGCTTTATGTTGTATTCCCTGCGGGTGTGGTGTTGAATATTCCGGATATTCAGGTGGAGCTGCCCAAAACGCTTCCGCCATGGAAGCGAGGCGCGTAGCATGGCTAAGCTAAGGCGTGCGACTTTATCGCTGACATATAACAATGTGGACATAACTGCCGATCTCCAGGATTATCTTATTAGTTTTTCATATCAGGATAACTCTGACCAAAAGGCAGACGATTTACAGGTTGTATTGGATGACAAGAAAGGATTATGGCGTACAGGTTGGTATCCACAAAAAGGCGCCAGACTGATGGCATCATTGATTGTCTATGACTGGACCAATCCAAATACTACACACATTTTGCCGTTAGGTTCCTTTGAAATAGATGAGATAGCCTATGATGGGCCACCGGATATCATGACGTTGAAAGGCGTGTCCGTACCGGTGAGGTCTTCGCTCGTAGATGAGACGAAGACGAGAGCGTGGGAAGATACCATGCTGTCTGCCATTGCCGGCGACATCGCGACAGACGCACAGCTTGAGCTTATGTTCGATAGCGATTATGACCCGGAGTATGACAGAATAGAGCAGTCGGAGGAGGCCGATTTACCATTTCTTCAGGGTCTGTGTGATAAGGCCGCACTAAGGCTAAAGGTATCAAGCGATAAAATCATAATTTTGGATGACGAGAAATACGATGCGGCTCCCAGTGTAACGACGATAACAAGAGGCACATCCGACATCATTTCCTATTCCTTTTCGTCTTCTATGCGAAAGATATATTCTGCCGCGAGGGTCGAATATCAACCGACTGTATGGGAAGATCCGATAACATATACCTTTACTTCGCCAAACGCTCCGCCGACCAAAAAGACCCTCGTCATAAACGAAAGAGTAAGCAGTATAGCTGAAGCGGAAAAGCTGTGCAAAAGGAAGCTGCGCAAGGCCAACGCATCGGAAAATACGGCAAGTATGACCCTATTTGGCAACCCCACGCTTGTTGCCGGGGTTAACGTTTCTTTGGCGGGTTTCGGCAAGTTTGACGGCAAATATGCGATTGAGAGCGCTACTCACTCCGGACCTGCTTATGAAACAAAATTAGAGCTGCGCAAGACGCTGGAGGGATATTGATGGACAACATAAAAGGCGTCTTGCGTGTAGGCAAAGTGTCTGCTGTATACCCCGAAAAGGCAACAGCACGAGTTGTCTTTGAAGCACACAATTTAGTTTCTTACGAGCTTTCGGTGCTTCAAACACAAACGCTAAAAAATAGAGCTTACTGGATGCCAGACGTTGGCGAATATGTTTTGTGCGCCTTTTTGCCAACAGGCAACGCAAGCGGATTTGTCTTGGGATCTTTATATTCTGCAAACAACGAACCGGATCTCAAAACCAACGACAAGCGAGCCATGCTTTTCGGTGACGGGACATATATCGAATATGACAGAGCACAGCACTTGTTAACAGTTAATGTCCCGGCAGGAGCCGTGAACATAAATGTGAATGGTCCTGTCAATATAGCTGCAACCGGGAATGTCAACGTCACGGGAGATGTAATAGCTGACGGGATAAGTCTAAAGAATCACGTACATCCTGAGAATGACAGCGGCGGCCCAACAGATCCTCCGCAATAGAAGGTGGTTATAGATGATTGGGGCAATAGGCGATGAAAAACTTAATAACATAATTGTTTTCTCTGTATCAAGCGAAAAGGTCCTTACGTTTGATAATTTCGAGCAAACTTCCTCAATTAGGATAGCGGAACACGAGATCCATCTGCAGAAGCCTAAGATCGAGTTTTTGGGACCGGATCTGGATACGATAACCTTTACAATGCGTTTCGATGTGGCTTTAGGCATTAATCCTATGTCGGAAATAGAAAAACTAAGGCTGGTCCAGCGCTCAGGCAGCCCTGTGTCGCTTGTGATCGGCGGGAAAAGCTATGGAGAAAATCTTTGGGCAATAAAGAATTTCAGGAGAGAACATAAACAGATAGATAACAGGGGAAATGTACTGGTGGCAGAAGTGGATATTGAACTGAAGGAGTATACGTGACATGTATGAAATAAGCTTAATAAGCGATGTGAGCAAGATAAATTTTTCGCCTGACACGATTGAAGAAGAAGTTTTGCAGAACGTTAAGACGATCCTTACTACCGTGAAATATTCCGTCCCGCTCGATAGGGAATTTGGCATATCTGCCACTATGCTGGATGACCCAATGCCTGTCGCACAGGCTAAATTGAGCGCTGAGATCGTGATGGCAATACGCAGATGGGAGCCTCGTGCAAGAGTGGTTGAGGTGAAATATGAAGGCGACGGTATGGACGGCATATTGAGGCCGAAAGTGAGGTTGGAGATAAATGCAACTTAACTCACTGCCTGATATTACATTTGCAGAAAAGGATTCAAAACTTATAGAAAGCGAAATTATTTCGACTTATGAAAGCCTTGCCGGCAGGACGCTGGCGCCCGGTGATCCTGTGCGCATTTTTTTGCTTGCGCTCGCCTCGATCATAATCCAGCAAAGAGCATTGATTGACTTTTCAGCCAAACAAAATTTACTTGCATATGCCAGCGGGGATTACCTTGATCATATAGGCGCTTTATTGGGCGTTGAACGAATTGCGGCTAAACCTGCCGTTACGACAATAAGATTTACTCTTTCGGAACAGAGGCAAGCAGCTACCCCCATCCCTGCTAATACCAGAGTGCGTACTGAGTCAGGCGACATTGTCTT